CCCCTTAGCCCGGTGGAGTCGGCGCGCCCTTACTGTTCTGTTTCCTTGCACGCACATTTGCGCGATGGACGCGAACCGCCGCACCGGATGCACTTCCCCGACTCATCCACCCAGCCGAGCTCCGAAGCCGTCCAGTACGTGTCAAAAGCGTTGAAAGCACCAGAACGCGGCCCCCACACCATACCGAACCGTTCAGCGCGTACCTTTTTCGCGTCCTTGTCCTGTTCCCGGTCGTTCCCATCAAGATCATTCAGCTTTTCAGCGTTATACGTCAGATGACGGAACAGCTTATGGGCCCGCCACAGCCGCCCGGGAACATCGACCCCGACGAACGATGAACACATCGTGACACCCTGCGAAACCCTCCGGAGCGCCACATCGGCATCCATGTAGCTTGGGCACGTATAGCGGACAATCGAATCACCCTTCCGAAGCTGTTTGATTTTTCGGAGCACCGGAGACGGTAGCGACATGGACGACCGCGCCGAAAACGACGACGAAATCTCATCGAAGAGAACCGTTGAATTGTCCCCAGCTTCGAATAGCTGCACGAACTTCTGCAGCGGCTCGTAACAAGGATGCGCAACAAGGTGACCCGAATGGTCATCCATCTCGATATCGCAGTCAATCCGCACACCCGACGAAGTGTAACGGAATCCCTCACACGGACGAGGGTTCCGGAAGTCTGTCAGACGCACAGTCGAAAGGACATGCCGACCCGCGTCTAACTCCGGCATCGTGTCGTACACCATGCACATCGTTTTTCCGGCACCGTTCGCACCGATATAAGCATGGATCGGGATTCGACCCCGCCACTCACGAACCGGAACCGTCAACCCGAGCACGAGCCAACACCCCCAAACCCCACCAGATGAACGCGTACGTGAGAACGCCACCGCACACGACCCCGACACCGAACATAACAGCGAAGCTAAGCACCGGCCCCCCTCACAATGTCCCATATCGTAATGGCAACCCGACCAATGAAAATCGGGAACTTGATCGACACCACGAACAACCCGACCGGCACGAACCACTCAAGCGGAACCCAATAGTTGAAGGCCCACGTATAGCCGAGGATTGTTTGAACCGAGCCGATAGCAGTCTCAACCCACCCAGGAGGACCGCCCATAGCAAAATCAAGCACCGCCATGGCCCACAGAAAAACGGTTTGCATCATCGACAGAATGGCGTCAGCGATCATAGCCAGGCCTCGCGTATCTGATGACCGATTCGTACACTGTCCAGTGAAACGCCTGGAAGTCACCAGAAGGCCCACTATCCACGGCTGGCGCGCCTGCGGGACTCCGTCCCTCCGGCTTCACCAGCCACCCGATTACCGGCCAATACCGCATACGCCAGTAGTTTTTCAGGAACAGCACGCCCGCAAACGTGCCACACACTACGAGGCCCAGGACCCAGAAGAAGCCGAGCACGTTAAATATCATGCCTTAACCAGCTTCCGAATAGTGTCCCACGACGCCACAAAGGCACCAATCATAATGAGCGCCCTCATGCACACCATTGACATAGCCGCGTACGTACGGCCCGGCTCCTCACAAGCCTGGAAGGGATGAATAACGAAGTCGTTTTCAATCGTCAGCCCGTGAGTGCCATGATGGATCATCGGGAGGTTATAGGACGGACCAGAACACGACTGAGACCCCGCACCAGGCATCCACGCGTTAATGAAGTCAGTCCAAGCCTGCTGCCATTCGTTCCACTTACCGTCATAGCATTTCGCTTCCCAGCCTTGTTCACCGTGGCCCATGATCGGAATCCCGCTCGTATTGGGCGGGCAACCGTCGCCTGACGTATTCGTACACTTGATTGCCCCGTTATGGGTCGGATCAGCAGCGCAGACCGTGAACACGTCAGCAACCCCGCCTATCCGATAGTTACTAGGAGTGAACGCACACCGGATCGGCTCAAGCACCCACGACGAAGGGTTCCACGTCACCGACTCAGCAAGGCACCCGCCCGCAGGATTGTTAGCAGGCTGCACCGGCTGAACCGTCACGTTCACATTGATTGTCGTGGGACCACTACCCGGCCCAGTCGTTGGAGACGGACTCACCGTTACTGTCGGAGTTGCAGTCGGGTCAGGCGTCAGCGTCGTTGGTGGCGGCGTCCCCCCGCCATTGAGCCCGCCCGGCACGTCGTACCCATCAGAACGCGCAGCTTCACAATCACTGTCAGGGATCAACCAGCCGTCCCCGGTCGGATCAGTGACCCACCGGCAGGAGTCAGCCGTATTGTTAGTACCCCACCACACGCACGACGGGTCAGTGTTGTCACACGTCACCCCGCCCGCCGTAACCTCCACGTTGCAGGCACCGATCCCCTCGAGACACGGATTGCCCACAAAATCGGGCGTCACGCTCGAGGACCCGACCGCGAACCCGCCTGACGTGAACGCCACCGACACCCGCGACCCCGTCACGCACTCCGGAGCAACAACCGCCACCCCCGCCGCAAAGCTCGCCGTCACCGTCGAAGCGTCAGAACAGGTAGTCGTGACTACGAGATTCAGCCCGTGAGCAGCAATGACCCCAGGAATGTACGTCATAAGGCCATCCTGTGAGAAGCTTCCACTGATAGCGTCAAACCGCACATATGCCGCAATCTCATGCTCCGGAAATTCGCATTGAAGCGCAGAGAAGATTACCGCCGTGCTCGACGAGTTCCGCGTCATCCACTGTTCCGACCGCTCGACAAGATCCCCAGGAACGAGATGCACGTTTGAAAGCTCGTCATCGTAGGCACTGATAACGAGACAGCCCATGGACGCCGCGCCCCACGTAGACCAGCCCTGAGCCGTGCAGTATTCCGACGCAGCCCCGCCACGATCAGACGCCACCTGAATAGTCACAGTCCCATCAAGCCATGCCCACGACGGAAAACCACGGTTGCAAAAATACCCGTTATCGCCATACGTGCGAACGTCCGCAGGATCATGACCCAACGGCGACACGGCAGCATTCCCAACCAGGACCGTCGAAACCGCCAACCCGTCACTAGTCGCCACCGACGGCGGCACCCACGGATCACCATCGACCATAGCCTGAGCACGCGGCAATAACACCAAGAACAAGGCCCCTACAACGAGAGCCCCGACAAGAACCCGTTTCATTTGTTGACCCCCTATCAACCCGCGCAGACCGGAAAGCCTGCACGGGAAGATCAGGGTTCAGTGCGTGAAGCGCTTGAAGAGCTTCCAACCGAACATGAGAGCGACGATGGTCGCGCCGAGACCGGCGACGATCGGAGCCACATCACCCAGTACCGTCGACAGCGTGTCAACAGCCGTCTGGATGATTGCACTCACGTCGATGACACTCAGAACGAAATGCACCAGAAGAGTCATACCTTTTCACCTCCTCGTAAATGCCCGGTAGATAGCAATTACCGCACCCAGTGCGGAAAACCCGACGAACGCCGCAACCCACAGGTCTATGACGTCCATATGAAGACCCTCAGCAGGTGGATCGCTTCCACGAGAATCCACACGGTCGCAATGCACGCGATAAAGTCACCCATGATCGATCACAGCTTCGATATCGTCCGAAGCGACAGGAGCCCGATCCCCGCCACGCACGTCAATTCCACAACGATCACAACGGGCTGGTTCGGATCGAGGATGACTGAGAACGGATCGGACACCGAGCCCGACGGCGAAGCAGAGCCCGACGACCCAGACCCAGACGTCGCCGTATCCCCTGCCGAGGACGACGCCGCCGACGAGGACGACGCAGGTGGAGACGAGGGGTCGTCGGCTGGCAAGTTCGCCGAACGACTCAAGAGCCCCAACGACAGTGCCGCCAGCAGCACGATGGACACGGCTAACCCCCGACAGTGACAAGCGCATCATCAGACACCCCGTAATCAGCAGCAACCTTCATCCACAGCGCAGCAAGCGCCACAACACCGCACTTCACTTCCGCGAAGTGGGCAACACACCTAGTCGCCACGCCATCGACGACGACCGTATGCCGCAGCAGCCCAGTCTCTAACGTTTCCGACCGGAGCCGGATACCATGAGGGAATGACCCCCGCTCGACACCCTGAGCGGTCGAGTCAGACCCTCCCGCAGCCGACACTGTTGGGAGGGTCATGCCCCTCAGCCCTTCGGCTTGCCGTTGACGCCGTTCGGGTCATCGAGCCACTCCAGCAGCGTCCAGCCCGACTCAGCCGCACCGTTGCGCCGGTTGTACGCACGAACCTCGATCAACATCTGGCAAGGCTGGCGCGGTCCAGGCATTGCACCGAGGTAATCGTCACCCACCCGGAGCTTCCGAACCTCGAGACCGTCAAGCACGGACGCCTGCACGAAACCCCACTTGCGTTCGGTCCCGTCATCGTCCTTCGTCGTGCCCGATCTCTTCTCGATACCGAGCCACTCACCAGTCAAGACCAGAGCCATGATTCACCCTTCAATCAGTTGTGCCGGACCCCCGACAGGGTCACACCCAGGCACTTTTCAGAACGGACGTTAGCACAGTCTTAACACTCCCGGAACCACCCCCGGAAGAATAATTCGTAAGTGTTCGAACGTCGCGCGCGCGCCCGCGTACCACACCCGCCAAACCGGATCAAACCCCCACCGGGTACATGGTGAAACGGGCTGGGTCCGTACCCCGCCCCTGAATCGCATGATCGTCCCGGCCCGACGAGAACCCGTCAACCCCTACGGGGTCGCGCAAGCGCGCCGCAAGCGGTGACTGAACCGTCGACGGTCCTGGCTGTTGCTTCCATCAGGGACAGGTGAACTCTGCTTCCCAAAGGGAAGCCGAAGCAGCCGGAACGAAGGACCAAACCACCGCGAGCGGTCCCACAATCTGACGCCAAGGATGATGGCGGCCGCACTCGCAACAGCGTCCTGGCAACGCCATCAACAACCGATGACGTTGTGATCCAACCTAGGAGGAACCGCACCCGTCCACGGCGAGCCGGAAGCACAGGGCTCCGATCGGCGCGGCTGCCAGGATGGCCCGCCCGAGCTTGACGCGGAGACCCGCGCCATAGCCAGGCTCACAACTGTCAACCAAGCTCGAGAAGCCGACGCCGGGCGAAGTGTGCGCTACCTGTGACCGCCCATGCCAGGCCAGTCAGCCGGCACCGTCCACGCCGCGCCCACCGTCACCCACGGCCCGCCCCCCGCCGCGCCCGGCAGGCCCAGGCGCCTCACAAGACCGAGCCTGCCACACCTAAGAACGGCGCGCCGTCAAGCGCCACGGCTCGTGAAACCTTCACGAATTTCCCGCCCATCTCCGGCCCCGCTGGTTGTTCTAGTTCTCCGGCCCGCCACAAGCAGCGCCGCCGGACACGTGCAACAAACTCGATCAGCCCTCCCGGCAGCGTCGCTTGACAGCACACCAACGGCGCGGCCTGCTCTGCCTCGTGAGGCAC